TCGATTTCCAAAATTTCATCGAAATCTCCGATGAGGAAATGCGTAGGCGCAACGATGTTCGTAATGTCTGGGAAGACAAAGTGGCGACCTACAGGTCACACTATCGTAATCCTGGACAGACCCATGAGCAACTCTGCAAAAAGGTTGAAGCAAATCTCTCCACTATACTCTGCCAAGTGAATGGTGAATGGGAGTTCTGTTCCAATCTTCTGTGGATATGTACGGACATCTGTCTGGTCACCACGCATGATATACCAACTTCCCCCCAAAGGTGGAGGTTGGTTGACAATGAGAACCCCAGTTCTGGTAAAAATGTCACTGTCACGCGCGATGACTTTCTCGTACTCAAAGGGTGCGATATGGCTATTGGACACATCTGTGGAAGGTCGAAAGCTAGTTTGCTGCAGTACATCTGCACCATGCCTACGTCTCTCGTTGCTTCTTTTGTCCATAGATCGGCTAATGGACTTGCTGATCCACGCCATAAAGTAAAGGGCACCATGACTGTCAACACGGAGAATGTTCCGAAGATCGAGTGGCAATGGCCCCAGCACGTACGTACTTACAAAGGTGCGTGTGGTGGGACCTATATTTCCGATGCAAAAGAGCCTGGAATAGTGGGCGTGCACTTCGGATGCCTCACTAGGGATGACAGTATTGGCATCTCTTACATGCCTTCCCGAGAAGATATCGAGAACGCAATGAAATTGTTCATGAAAGACAAGAGCATTTTGTTGCCCGCTGATTCTCCGGATAGCTGGTGTCCCAAGATCAATGGGACTCCAGCCTTTGTTGAGACCGTCGAACCTGAAAACTCGATCCTGGAGCAAGCCCGATGGGTGCGAGAGCGGAGTGTTGAACACCAAGGGGCCCTGTACAAGGGACACCGAAGCGTTACTGCATTCTATAAATCTCGGTGCGTTGATACCATCATCGCTGGTGAGATTAAGAAGCTCTTTAACCCACCAGATTATGGGCCCCCTCGCTTTGGGAGATCTATGTGGCCAAAATCGGTACAGCACTCGCTTGAACCCTCCCCTGGGGTTCCCCGATCCGATTTATCGTGGGCCGCCGCCGACTATCTCTCTGCGTTCGAACGTTTTCCCGCCTATCTCCGCCAGCATCTCCGCCCTTTAACGAGGGATGAGACTTTGAACGGAATCGATGGAGTTCGCTTCATTGACTCTATGAACTGGAGCACCTCCATGGGTTTGAATTACCCTGGGGGTAAGAAAGCATGGGTTAGCGAGTTCATTGATGAAAATGGACACATCCGCAAGGCATTCGCTGATGAAGTTTGGTCTGAAGTTGATCGAGCCACCGAGTGCTTTAGAGCTGGAAAGCGCGTACCGTGGATATTTAATGCAGTCCCAAAGGACGAGCCCACTCCTCTCACAAAGGACAAAGTACGCCTCTTTCTTGTGGCCGAGATAGCCTGCACGTTGCTGGTGCGCAAGTACTATACTCCCGTCTGCCGTGTCCTTCAGATGACAACGGGGATCAGTGAGTGTGCTGTTGGAATAAACAGTCTCTCTGCTGATTGGGAGGATCTTCAGCAACATTTCGAGAAGTTCAGCCGTGTCTTTGACGGTGACTTTTCCAAATACGATCTGAGAATGCCTGACCAAGTTTCCTTGGCTGCTTACCGCATCCTTGCTGAACTTGCCAGTTTTGGCGATTATTCCGATGATGATCTTTTCATCATGGGTATGATGGCCTCAGAGTTGGTTAGACCGCTCGTGAACTTCAACGGAGACGTTGCTCTTCTCGATGGAATGACACCATCGGGGATCCCTATTACGGTCATTATCAACAGTCTGTGCAATTCTCTTTTGCAGCGTTGTGCCTATCACAACATGTTCCCACGCGATTCTGTTGGAGCCTTCAGGCTCTATGTAGCTCATGGGAACTATGGTGACGATTTCATCAATGCTGTTTCTTGGTATCGTAGTTCGTTCAATTTTATTTCCCTCCAGAAATATCTCGAACGATACGACATCAAGATCACCCCCGCTGAAAAGCAAGCTGAGGGCAAACGCTTTGTATCACGGGATAGCCTTGTCTTTCTCCAGAGAAAGACAGTCAAGCTTCCCGAGCTCCCCTATCGCGTTGGCCAACTTAAGGAGGCTTCGATCATCAAGCCTCTTCTCAGTGTTCTCAAGCCAAAGGCTGGATTTCAGCCAGATCTTGCTGCCGCCATCAATATTGATGGTGCCCTTCGTGAATGG